CCCATGTCTGTATTACCAATAAACCGTTGGGCAGACTCTACAACAAAACCCATGAGTTGAAACAATGTTCCACTGGGCTCTTTGTATGGTAATGGCACTAAACTACCACTTAAATCACCTCCAGGAACGTCAACATCTCTGAACTCTCCGGGCTGAATAGGACTATCATCATTTGATATCCGCATACCACGCGCTTTGAAACCACTTGGCAAATTACTTAGCGTACCCGCATCAATTAATTGACGAAGGTTCGTGGTTGCTGTTCGACTGAGGTTGCCTAAGAGGTGTATTAACCCAAAACCATAAAAACCAAGTCCTGGACTAAACTTATACTGCACAAAATGAGGAATTTTCATTTTCATTTCGTCATCTTGCTTGTAATTTCTACGCAAAGATAAAACTTCATTCGTTTCTTTGCATACGGTGACGATATACGGTAGTTTTATACCCGTTTCTTCACCGTTTTCGTTAATATCTGGGTATTCATCTAAATCTAAATAGCAATGTGACTCATATAACGTAAAATCTTTGTCACTATAGCCACCAGACATACCCATCAAGTCATCGTAAGCTTCTTGTACATCATCTTTTTCTGTGCCTTCGCCAGAACCCATCTGTTTTGATTCAGAATAAATGCCATTTACTCGCATTTTTAGTAATTCATTGCCAGAAATGCTGATAACATGGGTCACGCGCTCTGCACTTTGCAAATCTGCGGCAGAATAATTAACAACAATGTCCTCAACTGGCACAAATTTACTAACTGGTCGGCCTAATAAGTCATCAAAGTACACTTTTTTGAACGCACTACCCGCCAAACCAAGAAAATACAGCATTTGGTCGAACTCTGGCTCAAATTCTTCCATCTCGTGCATCAACATATAGTTCATATAATCCTGCACACGCTGGGCTTGCTGCTCTACTGCGGTAGAATTACTGCCAATTATCTGTGCGCGGACTGGTCCTGTGCTTGGCAACATTTCTTTATACGTTGCTGCTTGAAATTGTGTCACCGCTTCGTTCAATACGGGGTGTACTACACCTGTGCTACCTTCAAATGGCGTAGTGCGCTCCTCATATTTCATACCTAATAAGTCCAAACCCTTAACATAGGTATCTTCCCAATCCTCACGGCTGCTTTTATCTTCCTCAACCGATTCCATAACCGACATACTAATGGCAACTTTTGTATCATCTGACAAACTATCTGCTAAGTTGTCAAAAAAATCATCTGGCTCCTCACCAAAATTAGCTAACTCAGGTCCGAAAAATATTTCTGCACCTTCATCTTCTGTCGGTTGTACTTCTATCTCTATTTGTATACCCTCTTCTACAGGTACAGCTTCTATCATATCACCTTGTAATCCCTCTGGGATCATCGCCATACTTTTATCTACATTATTCACTGCCATTAGTAATATACCCTTTGTTTAGGTGTGGCATTATCTTCTAGATAATCTTCGGGGTGTGCTATAAAGCCACCCTCGCGGAATCTTCTCAACGCTTGCGTCACCGTATCGACATAATCATCATGCTCACCAGCAGGAAACGCTGCACATTCTTCAATCACTTCTTCTGCCCATACGGTATCAGGAGCCCATACTAACCCAGACTCCACTATGGGGGCAATTGAATTAACTCTTGTTATCTTATCATTACCTCTACTTGGCGCATAATTAGTCACTGGAATGCCCATGTTCCGTAGTTCTTGGGTCAAAGGCATACCACTCGCCTTTGCTTCTACTATCACACACTCTGGATCCCAATACTTATACTCCTCCAACGCCTTACGTCTTAGCTCGGGGAATTCCCATCTACCACGGCAAGCATCTATAAGAATAATTTGCGCTGGTCCACTTTCATTCTCATAAAATACACCCCACGTAGTTATAGCACTATAGTCCGCTGTCTCCTGCTTACTAAATGCCGTATCATAACTCTGCATAATATACTGCAACGGGGGGAGTTCCTTTGTCTCCCACTTACGCCACCAGTCTCTTTTTAATATAGCACTCGCTTCTGATGTCGGGTTCTGTTGCCACTGCGCTTCCCACTTACCTACCGAAAGGCTACCCTTAACCGCCAACAAATCTTCTTGCTTCCAAAACTCTGGCCATAGCGGTTTATCATCTGGCATCAACGCGGGGAACTCCACAACCTCCCACTGGTCTGCCAACGGGTCACGCCCCTGCTGGCGCAACAACTTACCCGTTAGGTCATTTTCTGCCCAACGAGTCATAATAATGATAATACTACCTCCGGGCTGCAACCGCTGCCTCGGTCCAGACGTATACCACTCATAAGCATGCTCCAATGCCGTGGGGGACAAAGCATCTTGCTCACTGTGCGGGTCATCTATTATCAACAAATCCGCACCCCTACCAGTAACCGCACCACCTACACCAGCCGCAAAGTACTCTCCACCCTTACTCGTCTCCCACCTACCTGCCGCTTGGCTATCCGCTCGCAGTTCAACATTTTCAAACACACCCTTATAACTCTGCTCATTCATCAAGTTCCGCACCTTACGGCCAAACCTATAAGCCAACTCAGCCGTGTGCGTTGTCTGCATTATCTTCAACGTAGGCGTTCTACCCATAAACCACGCTGGCACTAAATAACTACCAAACTCACTCTTCGTATGTCGCGGGGGCATATTCACAATCAATCGCTTCAACTCACCCCTAGCCATACGGTCAAACTTCTCCGCCATTATCTTATGGTGTCGCCCTTCTATAAACTCTGGCCACACAATATTGCAAAACTTCATAAAAGAACTCTGCGCTGCCTCTCCATCAGACAACGACTTATATCGCTCCATCAACGTAGCTAAACGCTTATACTTATCATCGGGGATTAAATTTTGATCAAGCGCCATATTTAAAAATTTTTGGAATTTTTATAGGGGGTACAAGGTTCATGGTATGTGGATTCTAAAGGGGTGTAAAGTCCATAATTATTTGATATGTGAAGATTTGTCCAAAATAGGGTTTAAGCTGCCGCTTAAACCCATTTCCCCTGCGGGGGGGTTGGCGTTTTTTGCTAGGCGGTTAGGCACAAAAAAGCCCGCGCTTACTAGGCGCGGGCTTTTTTGGTTAGTGGTTAGGGTTAGCTAACCGTAGGTGCAACCGCTATGCTAATGCAGTGCTGGCCGCTAACGCAATGGTTTGGCGCGGTAGCATTGCCGCCATTTAGCAACAAGGCAAATATTAATTGCGCGCTATCGGTTAGCCCACCAGTACGGCCAAAGGCCATAATGGCATTTACATTAAACGTGCTGGTATTGCCAGCAGTAGCAACCCATTTAGCAGGGCAAAGCTTGCCAAGTGTTTTGTAAGCAGGGTGGCTAATGCTATAGGGTTGCAACGTGCTATTTTCGGTTACCTTGCCGTTAGCCGTATTAGGTACAAGCGGCACGCCATACGCGCAAGCCATAATAAAAAAGCCACGGTTAATGCTGTAATTAACTGCACGGTTGCCAGTGTAACCAGTAGGCAACAAAGGCAAAGCAGGGTTAGTAGTGTTTAAAACCTTAAGGTTAGGTACAACAACAAGGTTAGCCACATTACCGCCCGCGTGCGTATTAGCAAAGCTTTGTAAACAAGCTTGCATAGCACCGTTGGCGTTTGGGTAAGGGTTAGCCAGTGTTGCCGCTGGCATAGTAGGTGCAACTGTAGTAGTTGCTGTGGGTGTTGCAACTGTTGTAGCCGTTGCCGCGTTTTTGGTTTTTGTAGCCATGGTAAGTTACCTATATTAAGTGGGCTATTATTTGCCCGTTATGCGCGCGCGTTATTGCGCGGCATGGTGCTATTATAACGCCATTAAACTACAAAAAACAACACTTTTATATAAATAAACAGAGCAAGCCAGCACAAGAAGCCTGACGAGGGTGTTGGACAAAAGATGACCAGTGACGAGGACAGAGGACGACGGAAGAAGATCAATACACATAGGCACATCTATGGTGATCCTCTCTCTAGCTACTGCTGTCCTCTCTCTAGTGAACCACTGACTCTGGTTCTTTCTGCTTGCATCGTCATCAATAGGCCAATGCCCACGAACCTTTCTTCATCGTTCGTCTTCTGTCTTCCTCTCTCTAGGGAAACAGATAGTATCAAGGAGACCCTTCCAATCGACCTTAGACTCTGAACTCCAATCAGCGGTCAACGCATCTTTCTCTGTCCTACTCGGTCCAATCTCCATGGCTCTCGTTCCATGAAATAATTTCACCTCACCGCTCTCTGTCTGCTTAACTAAGTTCCAAACAGTTGCTCCTGCCTCGCAATGCAGTGTTTGCCAGAGTATTTGTTGAGGACTCAAGTCTACGTGTTTAACTGTCTTTAACTTACTTATCTTCAATTCTAGCCAAAAGCTCTGGCCTTTGTAGACACCAAACAGGTCAGGAACTCCTGGACTAGCCCATGACTCTATCCTTGTCCACAGGACATCTAGGTCGGCTGTACCGTCTTTGAGTTGTTTCCAGAATTTAGACTCAGGCTTCGCTGGCATCGTGCTCTATGGTCACACCTTGTACAAGGCTTGGGTATTCTTCTTGCAGTTTAGCTATTTCTTTTAACACTTCTTCTTTAGACATCTGGTCTATCTTGCCATGCAGTATTTCCTTACGGTCTACGTACAGACCAGCCGCCTGACCACGTGACTTTTCTGCCGCAACAGCTGAGGCGTAGTTGCCATTTTGCATTGCTTCATCACGTATCTTTGCCAGTGTCTTAACATGGCTTTCAAATGTTACCTCGTACTTACGCCCCATTTCTTTCTTGAGTTCGTATATCCTTTGGGTAACCATCGGGTGAGTCTTGCCATCGAGTAGGCGCGAAGCTATGACGTGCGCCCCGTTCTTAGCATAGCCAGCTTGGATTGCACACTCAGTCTGAGTTAGATCTTCGCAGACGTACAACCTGCAGAACTCTTCTTGCTTTGGCGTGATGCCTTTTTCTTTACGGGGATTAGCTACAACATCTAGCGTTTGTTTGTGAGTTGCCTTAGGAGCTGCCATAGTCACTTTGCTTAATAGGGGGAAAACGCAAGTATAACAGAGTTGAGTTTTTTTGAAAGTCGTCGCGCGTACACGAGAGTGATATTGGAATACATGATCATTGGTTAGTCAGATAGTGGATATGTACCTGAATCCATTAGAGATAGTCAGATAGTGAGATATTATGGATTCTTAAAATTCGTTTTTTAACAATTTTGATTCTACCCCTATTATAGGGATTGAGAACGGAGAGCGTTTTTAGTGGACTGGCGTTGCTTGACCCTTGCGCGTTTCTTGAGCTTTTTAGCCCAAGAACGCGAGAGGCAATTTACTTTTTCTAGCTTTTCAGATTTTGGCATTCTTATTAATCCAAGTCAGGCCAAATGTTGTCAGTGCCGTGGAAGCGTGTAGCGTGAACAGGCTTTTCAATGTCTTCAACCCACTCTTCGTTGGTGTAGGCTATTTGTTCAGCAATTAAGATGTCAACTGGGTCTGCGGCTACGTCTTGGCAAAACTCAGGAGACCATGTGGCTTCGTGTGCGGATAGGGTAAATAAGTCTTTGTTGTTCATGATAACACCTTTCTGTGGTTAGTTCTGGCGCGTTATTGCGCCAGTTGTTGAAGCATAACCCATTGATAATTAAAGAGCAATCATTGTTTACTGGTTAAGAAACAAAGGGCGACGCACCTATAGGCGAAGTGCGCCACCCCCGTTCCTACCACAGAACTAAAACAGCCATTCGCCTTGCACTGGTCTGCATAGACCGTAGTTGTTTACGTCAATGATGGTGGCATGGTTCAGCTCGCGCTCTACAATATCAGCATCGTTACGTTTGGTTAGCTCATCCCACCAGCTTGTGTAACCTTCCCATTTAACGGGGAACTCTTTCCAAGCAATGCTTTGGTCTATGTAAGCCATGACTGCGGCTACGGCATCTTGCACACGTTCAGTACCGTGGACTATGTAGGTGTCACCGCCCTTAAATTTCCAGTAGGCGTTGCCATCCATGTGCTTGCCGTTTTCTGCGTGAGCACCATAGTTTTCTAGGTGCTGTGTGTGGACAACAAATTTTTCGCTCATGATATATACCTCTTTCTGTGGTTAGTGGACTGGCGTTATGTGCCAGTGGTAAAAGCATAACCATTTGATTTATAAGGAGCAATCATTAATTAATCTACTTCTAGCTGCAAGAGTTCAAGGGTCGGGCATAGGTGAGCGCGAGCATAGGCTTGTATTCCTTTGGCGGCCTCCT